CTCTTTTGCGAGAATTAGTGCATCAACGTTGGTGATGATAGGCACAATGGCCACTTACCTTTTATGCAAAAATATTACAGTTATTGATGTTGCTCTCACAGTTATGGGAATACTAGTTCTGCAAGGAACTTTTATGTGGTTGTGGAATAGAATATCAGGAACAAAAACGGAGGATGAATCACCGAAACCTTTTGATATCGACGCTCAAAGTGGAGTCGGATCATACGATTCAGAAAAAGGGGTCACTGGTGGTTTCAAACCACAAGTTGGGAAAATCACTATCAATCGTGAATTGGAGAGCCAAGGAGCCACAGCCTCATTAGGCATCAAAGATATTCTTTCAAAGAATCATGTTCTTTTAGAGTATTTTGATAGTAAGACCAAATGGAGTTGTAGAGGAATAGTGGTTAAGAAAAACCGCATTGTTACTGTTAAACACATGTTGAGTCTTCCTTGGACTTCTCTCAAAATCACAACTTCGAAAGGAGTTTTTGAAACAACTTTGAGTGATTTATCCATACAAAAATATGCCAAAAGAGATATCGCTCTTATTGATGTTAATTTGCCAGGATTTGAGTTTAGAGATGTTTCAAAACATTTCGTTAAAGCCTCAGATCTTGAAAATATTCAAGAAGATCGTATTTCTATTCTTTATTCGGAGAAACCGGGTAGTGCAGATTGGATTCATTCTAGTAGACCACAAGTTATTTCAGTAGCCTCTTATAAATTCCAACAAGGAATCTTTCATTCTGACAATGCTTTGCGGATATCAGCTCCTGTCAAAAATGGGTACTGTGGATCAGCATATGTTGCTATGAATGATAGTAGACAGAGAAAGATTTGTGGAATCCATATTTGTGGAGATGAAGCGTCAGAAATTGCTGGAGGAGCAATCCTTACACAAGAAGATTTCAATTTGCATGAATTGCCAATGGAACTAGCTGCTCATGGTAGAAGAACATTGGAAACTCGTGATGTCACAGGGATTTTGGAACAAGTTGTACCTAAAGTTACCGTAATAGAATCTGAGAATAGCCATTATTTGGGTTCAGTCCCATCTATGTATGCATCTAGAATTGTTGGCGACAACCCAATTTGTCCATCATCTATTGCAGAAACTGCTGCATTGAATCATGATTGGAAACCAAAGAAAGGACCTTCAAAAGTCCGACCATTTGATAAAGATGGAGTGAGAATATCACCAGCCTCAGTGGGAATATCGAAAATAGATAGACCTGTGAACAAATATGAGGACGATGAATTGATTGATTATATTGTTGAGAAAACAATGGATAAATTTCCTCTCAGACAAGAAGTACCAGTTCGACTTATTTCTAGGTTCGAAGCTGATAATGGTTTGAGAGATCAGAGATTAATGAAATCTATCAATTTGAAGAAATCAGTAGGATGGACTGAAAATCTTACTTACTCTACAAAACAAGAACTTTTCGAAAGGAAAACACCAGAATCTCCAATCACACCCAAAGAAGGAACTGAAGCATTATATGACAAGAGATGTGAAAATCTTTTGGATTATGACAAACTTTATGAAGATGTCATAGCTTTAGACTGTCTGAAGGTTGAATTGCAGAAACAATCCAAATTCGATAAAGGAGACACGAGAATCTTTTCTTCTATGCCATGGTGGCATTTCAGAGCTTGCAGACAATTTTTGGGATCATTTTCCGCGAATATTAGAGCAAGTTCAAGAGATGGACATGTTGCATTGGGGATTGACCCAACATCTAGAGTGCAATGGCAACATTTGTATGATAGAATGACCAAATTTGGTGATGTTGTCCCTCTCGGATTTGATCACGACAAAATGGATTCTAGACATCCTAAGTATCTCGATCTCAAGTTCATTAATTATGTTTTGGACTGGTATCGTATTTATGAATCACATGAG